CAGAGCAATTAAGCCCTGGTCTTTTCTTATGAATATAAATTGTTGTGTAGTTGAGATTTAATCGAAATTAAGTCGAGTTTAGTCGATATCTTTAAGAATAAACTCATAATAAAAATAGAATTAGACTTTTTTCAAATATCTTTTAGCAACCCAACCGCTTGGAATCTTTGCCCAATCTCCATCAAATTTAGATACAGTGACGCGAGTACCATAATTAATGCAGCCGTCCTTATCATAATCATGGGCCTTAGCATCCTTAGTTAATTCGTTGTGTGTCTTGACTCTGTATTTCATTCCTGGTCCTGTGCGTACCTTTAAATCACTAGCAGTAATCATATAAGTACCTAAAGCGTTGGATGTATTTGTCTGTGGCTTAGATGGTGCAGTTGAAGTATTAGTCGCATTTGCATCATATTTAGGTAAGCCATACCCTCTGATGTATCTGCCGTTAACCTGTAGTTTTCTTCTTCCTACTGCATCGTTCTTATTTCCTTCGATGACGGTAATAGTAGAACCTTCTACTTTTTCGACGATGCCTACGTGGTCTGATGAACCTCTGTTATCGCCTTTACCATTGTCCTGCCAATCATAAAAAATGATATCTCCTGTAGATGGAACGTGTGCATCATCTTCACACCATCTGCCGATTTTCTTAAATCCATTAATCATCTGATTGCATGAGCATTCTGTAGGAATGATTTCAGTGTAGCCTGCCTTAATCGAACAGGCAGACACGAATGTTGCACACCATGAGTCAGTGTACTTGACTTTATATCCTCTCGCTAATGGCTTGTGACTGTTGTATAAGTCAATGATCTCTTTATGTGTTCCATTAGATTCTTTTCTACCAATCCAATTTTTTGCGATATCTAAAATAGTATTTGCAGTTTTTGCCATAATTAATCCTCCTCAAAATATGCGCCAATTCCATAATTATCAGCACACATATATTCGATTCTGCATCCTCGTGCAGTATTCCAGCCTTTTAAAAAGTAAGCCACATCGGCAGTTGATAATAATTCAATAGATTTTCCAAGGCACCACAAAGGAGTGCCTCCACCATCAATATAACTATCAATAATTTCAACATCATCACCATAGAGACTTTTAATTTTTTTGACTGCTTTCATTCTATTATGTCTGATTTCTTCTTCAGACAGATCTTTCATAGGTTGTGAAATAAAGATTTTCATTTGTTATACCTCATATTTTATAATTGGCGCTTTTGCCTTGATTACATTGATATCTCCTAAAGAGATATGAAAAACATCTCCAGCACTTGAAAAAGCACGGCATTCATAAGAAAGCTCGTTTCTACTTCTGCCTAGTGTATCTGTGGGATCTATTCGTGCAGTGATGACATTATCCTTTATGGTTGTTTCTTTTCTTCTTATCTCATCACCATCGATAATAACAAGAAGCGCCTTATATTCATTGAAATTAAAAGGCTCGCCATCTGACGAGCACGAAAATCTGATAAGATGTGTAGTTCCTTCAATCACATCTATATCACGCTTGTTGCAATTCATTTATTCATCTCCTTCAAATTCAAAAGGCGAAACCTTTCCGATATCTATATGCATTATGTTGCTTACTTCAATTTCAGCATCTAATGCAGTTTGTGCAGCTATATTGATATTCCCATGATCAGCATCTATCGAAGCATTAGCATGTGTATACTTGCTAATATCCACATCAACGGTATGAGAGACTTCTATATCTATTTCGGTAGACTGAGCCTCGTCTGGTCCTGAATAAAGGAAGAGAGTGAACCATCCTCTACTCATCCTGACCACACTCCATCACTTGACTTTGCATATATCCTTATGAGATAGTCACCGTCACCATTAGATAGTTCAGTATCTAATACACTTACTACTCCTGTGCTGCCTGTTTTTAAATCAGTTCCACTTTCTACAAGTAATCCTATTCCTCTCCCTGATGCTTCACCTTCACGAGTCGCACGAGCTTCCCATTCAGTTACGTCAATATTGCAGTGAAATCTACAGATACACTCATTTATTCCAAGTACTCTAGATATTCGATATTTATCAATGCTATCAATCGTCACAATAGGAGGCTCAGCAATTCTATACGTGATAGTAATAAGCCCTTCAGTAAGCCATACATTACCACCGGCTGCGAAAGAAGTACCCCACGCATCACATTCTACTGAGCCATCAAGTGATGTACCTAAATCAATAGTTTCGTGAGAAGTTTTATTGTGTTTCTCACCACCATTTACAGTATATTTGACCCCATTAATGTAAGAATATTGGCAGTTAAATATCCCTGTGAATTTTACATTGATGACTATCGCATTAGAGGGAAGAGAAGGAACAGTCCATGTAACCTTCTCTTTGTTGTGCCCACTTCCTGCAATATGAATATTAGGCATTGTGGCTTCTGCTGTTACTGTATATTCCTGTGCCATAGTATTATGCTACTGACCAAGTACCGTGTGCGTTCTTCACGAATACCTTGATGATCTTCTCTCCATCACCACTTGAAGCCATTTCAAGGTCTTTGCCGTAAATCTTACAAGAGATAGCTGTACTAGCCTTGAATGTACCTGTTGCATTCATGTTAGTAGACCCGTTTACTGTTCCTATTAATGTACCAGCGTCGTGTAATGACGATTTAGATGGTACAACCTTAATCTTATATTCTGTGAAAGCGACGTCAGAAGTGAAACTGAATGTAGCAACGTTTTTAGGTGCTGTCTTAGAGATTCTTGAAACATCTGGTCCAATGATAGTAACGGCTGGTACTGAAGTATCTAATGTAATAGTAGCAGATGCTGCGGCAGTCTCATTGCAGACATCATCACGTACTTTTACATATACGGTCTTGAGTCCGTCGCCTGTTGGAAGTGCAATGCTTTTTGTCGCTGCAAAAGTCTCCCATGTAGCATTATCTTCAGATGATGCCCCATCAATTCCCCAAACCTTCATCTGATATCCTGATGTGGATGTATCAGATACTGAGATGCTTAAAGTAACATTCTTAGATGTAGTGTATTGTGATCCATTGTTTAGTTTGACAGTCAGTCCCTGGGGAGCGAGTGTATCTAATACAAGATTGAAATAACTTGCCATGTTTATCCCTCCACTTTAATACATCTGTTTTCTAATTTCTGGTAGGCATCAAGATACATTTCTTCTTTATCTCCATTGTATGTACACTCGAAATACATTCCGTCTAACAGTGTAGTTGATAACAGTGCCTTGTTATTCTGAAGTGTCTTACATACCCACACCACATAGATATCGAAATCCTGTGGATCTTCTAGGTGTTCATCTGTATATCTTCTTACTTCTTCAGTTGCAATCTTTAAAAATTCGTCATTACCCATGATTATTTCTCCTTGTTAATAGCCTGTTCAGCCACTTCTAAGCCTTTTGTGAGGAAGACAGGCACATTGTCGCCTGCTTCTACAAAGTTCTCAATGATGCTTCTTAATTCATTGATAATGAGAGATGCCAAAGTAAACCATCCAATATAGGCAGTAACCGCCAAGTCAATGCCTATAGTCTTACCAATTTCAATGAAGATAGCAGAAGCCAAGAATGCAACTAAAACCATTAACCAGTACCCTAACTTTTTCCATACACCACGCACTCCCTTGACGCTGTTGTCTTTTCCTGTTAGTCGTGATTTTCTAACTCCTGTGATGTAGTCGATAATATTCAAGACTAAAAAACCAATAAATAAAAACCAGTGCGTACCTAATGCAGCGGTTAACACTGCTACAATAGTGCCCCCTACTGCATTAAGAGTGTCCATATATTTTAGCGATGTGTCGTATAATTTCATTTTATTACCTCTTTATTTACATATTTTCTGCAATGATCCATGCATCTAGCTGAATCTGAGTGATGTTCGAATAACTCTGATAATTGTTGTGAGCAGAGTTACACTGCTTGATCTGCATATATAGCTCATTGCTGTTGTTTACATTGAATTTGACAGGAACGTCAAAGAATCCACCGTTCGCATAAATTATTGCGTTCGCATCCGTATATCCCATATTAGGTGCCCTCCAGGGGAACGCATCACCAATGTGAGGACTATATAATTTAAAACCATTTGCTCCGTTGGAGTTAAGATTCTTGACGGCTGTGTCAAACATCAATCTATAAATATTTATATCTCCAAATGATTGACCCCAGATAGTACCAGTGAATGTTCCACCATTCATTTTGACACTCAATTGACGTTTTTCTTGCATGCTGCTTCCTGTTCCCATGAGATATCCTTTTAGATATTCAGCTATACAGTCCAATCCCCACGAATTAGGGTGGATCCCATCAGAACTCATTGTGTCTCTTAAAGACAGAATATTTTCAGCACCAGGAACTATCATATAAGGTTTATCAAAATATGCCGGAATTGTTTTATAAATAGGCATCAATTTATATTTTAGTGCAAACTGATTGTTTCTGTCTTTAAATGCAACCCCAAAAGGCGCGAAATGAACCACCGCATTTGGATATGTACTCTGTACATATGAAATCAATGTATTGATATTGGATTTAACAGTATCGGCCTTATCACAATATGCAAGTTCGTTATACCCTCCGCCAATCAACACATCTGTTACCATCTTTTTATTACCTACCTGAGACTCTACACTTTTAAGAAGAGTCAGATAGTTATTGGATGGATTAGAAAAGGATGCACCACCTTTATGATTGATATAGATGTTGTCTGCAGAGAAGTGACAATTAACTAACTTATTCTTAAGTCTGTCGCACCAACCTGTATAACTTCCATCAGGTGTATAACCGTCTCCATAACTGTCACCAATGAAAATCAGTTTTCTTTTGCTTCTGTTTTCTAGATTCATCTTAGTTCCTACCACCCTTTTTCCATCTCCCGAATAGGCAATCAACCCTTCTTCAATGTTATCATCAGTTACTGTACTGTCTGATATATCAATCAATGTCTTGCCGTTATATATGACTTTGTTGATGCTCATATAACCACTCCTATGCGATTGTTACTGTAGTTCCGCCGGCAGAGTTCTCACTTTCTGCGTATGGAATCGGATTAACAGTAACCTGTGATAAATAGTTATATCCTGCATCAGGCATGATTGTCTGTGTAGCGGTGCTTGGTGTCACTGTCTTCTGCTGAGGTTTAGCACCTTCAGTTCCAGACATAGTACCTTTGATGCCTAGGATTGTTACGCCATCACGAATATTCGTAGGAATAAGTTTAGCCTGTTCAGCAGTAGCAATCTGAACTTTTCCAGACCCATCATGGAACCCCTGTGGGATTGTATATGACTGTGCCTTAGTGGTGATATTTCCAGTAACGGACCCATTGTTCTTCATCGTACCAGTTAACTTAGTACCTCTAGCGTATGCAGTCTTTCCAGCAAGCATTTCAGCGACTGCTACAGTCGCATCGCCAGAATCTACATCAAATGTACAAGTACCAGTGACTGTGGCACCTGTCTTATCATGAAATGTTAGATCCTTCAATACTTTATCTGCTGTAGCAGTGTCACCTGTCAAATCGATTAATGTCTTGCCACCATAGACGACCTTATTTATATGTTTAATTTCTGCCATGTTATAATTCCTTTCCTATGTATACTGTATTGCCCCCTTCATCGTTTGATGTCTCGAAGAAGGGTATTTTTTTAACCATTACATCTTTATTGAGAAGTTTATTTTTTGTCTTAAGCTGCTGAGCTATATCTTTAGGTGTTACTGTATAAGCACCAGTATAGATATCAGCATTCTTTATGCCCTGATAGTTTTTTATATCAAGTTTGAACTCTTCAGAACATATCTTCATATCAGCACGAAAAGACATATCTCTTATGACTAATCTAAGAGGTATGTCTTTTGACTTGAATTCTAGTTTAAGGCGCACATCAGATCACTCCATCTTTTAATATTCTTTCAACATATGTAGTGATGATATTAGATGCAACTGCTTCTCCATCAGCTGTAATCGCACGCAGCTGAATCTCAGCCTGATGTTTTTCTTTAAGCTTCAGAGTATCCTCCTGTGACAGATGCACTTCTATCTTGTCACCGCTTAGGTTGCTGCATTTTATCTGTCTATCAATAATAATTCTATTGTCTTGCATGATAGTGAAGTAGGCATACTGGAGAGTATTCACTTCAAATGGAAGTGTGCATATTAATGTGGCAGTAGTACCTCTAATCATAATTGCCTCCTATTTACCCAGATTCCTAGGAATAAGAACAAATCCAGTAATGTATGTACCCTTTGATACTGTTCTTTGATCTATTGAAATCAGTGCTAATTTATTAATAGGGCTACCACCCGGATAATATCTAATTGCTAAGCTATTATTTGAATAAGAAGCAACAGGCTCTAAAAAGTTACCTACGCCACTAATTAAATTAGGCAAATCTCCATCACCCGGAGAATATCCTGTTCCTGCAGAAAATCCGGTATCAACACTAAAAGAACCTCCATAAATTAAATACACATAATCATGATTATATCTGTATCGGAATGTGATGCCGTTAACAGTTCCTAAAGTTACAGTGCTAGACCATTTTCTACCTTCTTCTAATTCGCTAATTTTATCTTTAAGTGTTGCAAGTTCTGTTTCAATTCGCTCTTGTGATCCGGTCGAAGTAACATAGCCACAATACCACGAATCCCCTCTTGTATCATTCACGTCATTCTGTACTAGAGATGTAATTCCTTTGCGGACATGAATTATAGCAATAAAGAGCTGATAGATGGAATCAGTCCTTTTTGGAGAAAGCCATTTCCCATCAGTACCTCCCTTTACAACTTTCAAAGATACTTTTCTTTCGGATGCATTGAACTCTAGTGTAATTGCATCATATCTATCATAGGTGCCTTCAGAACTATCGATGTTAAGTGTCTTCTCTTCAGAAGAAGGGAAGAAAGCACCTCTAATAAAGGCATTTCCTGAGCTCACTGTAATCTGCATGCTGTTGTTAGCCTGTACATAAAAATCATCTGTTGAGCAGATGCCATCTGTAAATAGTTCGCCCAGCATTTTACGCCACGATGCTGCAGACATCTTTCTATCTCCATTCAGTGAGTCAAATGGATAGCCATATTCATCTGTAATTGTATCAGCCATTAAATATTATCACTCCAATCTATCGTTGACGGAAGAGGTGTTCCAAACGTAGGCACTGCCTTCATTACTCCATGCTCGTATACCTCATTAACCTCCGTCACTCTATCATTTGAGGTCATTCCCCAATATTCAAACCTATTTGTGACTATATCGCCAAGATCATAATCAGTAGGATAGTTATAATTCCCTCTGATCTTATCTTCCTTCTCTAATGTTTCAGCAAGCATATTGCTGTTAAGTGTTGTATTTCCTCTTTCAATGAGTGCATTCTTATAAGCAAGGTCGCTGATGTTTTCTTTTGATATATCAGACCCATTGATAAATATCTCTCTTCTTTCCAGTCCAGATACAGATGTACTGCCTGTTATCTCTATCTGTCTAGCTGAACCTTCACCTTGGCCACCAACATAGCACACATTTGCATATGTCTTTGAATTAGCACTATATGTCGCTTTTTCAATATCGCCGTTCTTCTGCGAGAAGATGACACGTGATATATCATACTGGCTATCGGATCTATCAACACCCTTGTATGTTTCGAATATCCATTTCTTTTCATCGAAGTCAGGCCTTAAACGAAAACCTATATCTGAAGCCTGAGAAAGCTTCTCTATGTACGTAAGTATATTTTTATAGGTTGCCTGATAAGTGATTTTTTCAGCATATCCATTATCAGGGCCTAACATAACTCCTGGAATCGCTGCCTTTGATACAAGTTCTCTCATAGAGGTTTCTACACGGCCATTAAAGTTGTATGTTCCCTTAATGATTCTTCTATAAAAATAAGATGATGCGAATCTTCCTTTGACGGTAATCTCTTTCTTCGATTTCTCATACGATATTGTAATACTCTCAATGATTCCGCATTCCTTCTTGCCCTTCAGATAGAAAAGATTCTCAAGTTTCAGCAGCTGCACATTATATGCAGTCACTGGAACATGTGCCTCAAATTCACCACATGAGTTATATTTGCGCATCCACTGGAGAGAGAAAACATTTTCAATCTGACCTAGAAAGTTCATATTTCCATCATAGATTCTTATGATCATAAATTAGGCCTCCACATAGTTTCTTTTAAATGAGATCGATACAGTCATATTCTCTGCCCCTGATTCTGCAGTATATCCTATATGATTAATTCCCGGCTGCAGTCTTATAAAGTCTGCAGATGTAGGAAGATACATATTTACTTCTTCTTTTTTTCTATCCTTTAAAAGATAGACATGACAATCATCTACAAGGGTTGTGATAATAAGCTTCTGACCGCTTTCTAATGTAAAATCCTTTTTGCCAGAAATGCCTACAGTCATGTGCTCCCCTGATTCCTGTATTGAAATCGAAGGGTTTAAGACACTTCCTATAGCCTCAATAGTAATGGTCATGCCAGTTTCAGAACCGTTCTGATTATCTATCTCTAGATTCTGTACTATTTCTATTCTTGATATTTCCTCCGTTGTGAACTC